GTGTAGGTGATATCGAAGTCCAAAACTCTTCCGCAATGTTAGGCTGTACGAACGCAAACTCGTCACAGTATAGTAGCGAGATACTCATACCACGTCCTGTGTTGCCTGTTGTTGTTTGTGCTACAATACGTGAACCATTTTCAAACTCAATTGATTGTTTGTTGTAGCTTGTAACACCTGCTCTAATATGATCCGGACAGCTTTCATATACATAACGAATACGTGACATGATCTCCTGCGCACCTGTATATTTGTGTGCAGCAACAAGAATAGTTTGGTCTGGGTTAAACATTGCATACCAAGCAAGGTAGATACTAGCACACGTAGTCTTGCCTGTTTGACGTGGCATCATATTAATGTTAAAGCGATAATTGTGATAAGTATCCATTAAACCTAATTGATACTCATAAGGATCAAACAACAACTTGCCTTTTACAGGGTGCTGTATAAATGCAAAGTGTTTAGCAAAATGTAAATAGCCTTCATCAGGATCCATACACAACATTAGATCCTGCATTTGTGCTTCTGTATATGTTTCTTGTCTATTCGCCTTCTTAATTAAGACGCCGTCTAATGATGCTGCCATACTATTATTTACTCAAAAAAATAGGCACCGAAGTGCCTATTGAGTATTAATATAAATTATTTACAGCCGCAACTTGAACAAGCCATTAATTTTTGCTTCTTGTCGCCGCATTCTGGACATGCTTCCATATCTGCACCATCTTCGTGATCATGCTCATCTTCTGCATCGCCTTCTTTAAAACCTTCATAGTCATCTTGTAATGCTCTAAGAATTTGCTGTTCTAATGTTTCTTCTTCGTCCTCTAATGCCATAGGGTTATCACCATCTTGTGTAGCCTTATATGCTTTTTTAGACTTGTGCAAATCATCACCTGAGTCAATTACATCATCTAATGCACCGTATTGCTCGTCTGGTTCGTTGTCGTAGCCTTCGCCCATTTTTGCTAATGCATCATTGATGTCGTCAACATATTGTTGCGCCATCATCATCTGTGTTTCATCGTGAAAATTGTCAGCCCCCGCCAACTTCTTAAGGTCTGCTTCAGCTCGAACTTTTAGTTTTAGTAAATCTTCGCGACTCTGACCGTCAAATTGACCTTCTTCAACTGCTTCGTCATCATTTTCAATTGAGTCGTTACAGCTACTCATGCCCATGTGCATTTTACCACATTTTGGACAAGGTTCATCTTGCATGCCTGGCTTTAGGTCGTCCATATCTTTTGGTTCGCCTACAATAGCATTTAGTCTTTCCATATCTTGACGCATTGGCATCATGTCTGGTACAACTTCTTTGGCGCCGCCTAACCCTGCGTTTTTCATCATAGCAAGTAAGTCTTCTACATGCTCTTTGCCGCTTGCGTTCATACTAACATTTACTGTTACTGGATTACCTTTGTCTACTTCTGGAGCAGGTAGTGATGCTGGCGGAGCCATCGGTGGCATACCGCCTTCGTCCATTCCACATTCTTCAATGCGATCCATTGATTCTAGTAGTTTTTTCATATTCATTTTAGTTTGCCTCCGGTGCTGCTGCACTAGGATCGTGCTCGCGTTCTTTACGAGCCACTTCTAGCTCTTTTAGAAGATCCATTACACGGTTTTCGCCTACATCTTTTTGTGCGCTTTCGCCGCCCATATCTTCTTTTGTTAATTTTGTTTCATATGTAGTATCTTCTGGCATTGCTTGATACTTTTCTTGCATTTCTTCTGGATTACGTACAATGATATGTGCTTGATCAATATTGCAGCACTGTCCTATGTACTCTTGTAGTACTTGCTGAGTTGAAGGATAGTTAAGTTCAACTTCGTAATATGTAACTTCCATGTTTTCTAATTGCGGAAAATCTAATGGACGTTCTTGAATTGGTGTTTTTTTACCTTTTGACATAGAAGCAACACTATACTTTTCCAAGCAGCTTTTAATACTATCTTCACAGCCTTCTGGTGCTTCGCCAGCTATACCAATTTTAAAATTATAAGTCTTTTTAGACTCATTTAATATTTCTTGAAATCGTGTTTCCATTGTACATATCCTATTATATGTTATTTATCCTTATTAAGCCCTTTGAGCTTCTCTAGTAGACTGTTTCTGTCAGTGACAACATACCCTTCGCCGTTAAGCATACCTTCGTCACCAACTCCGTTATCTTTGTCCATTTTTTCTTTTTTAAGTTGTAAATCAATCATCTTCAACTTTTTATCTAGTTTAGCAACTTTGGCATCTAAACTAGTTTTAAGCATATTGCCTGCAACTTCAAACACACGGCCGCTGTAACGTGCTTCTACATTCATGCCTAAATCCATTAAATCGTCATATGCTGTTAGGGCACGTTGCGAAATATCTTCAAGCTCTGCGTCTGCTTTGTCGCCTAGCCCTTTTACTTGTGGTAGTGCCTTTGCAATTTTATCAAAGTCTTCTATATCACGAAAACTTTCTTCGTGAGTTAGCTCGTGCTTTGCTTGTGCTTTTTCTTGTTTTTCTGCTTGTTTGATAATTTCTTTAGAATCATCCATGTTAAGCAAATCTTCTAGTTTTTTCGTCATGACCTTATACCATTATATGCTACTATTATTTATCGTCTTTTGCCATTATGGAATATATCTTGTTCAGTTATTATTCTAAAGAATATTCCTTTTTGTTTGCAATACGCTCTTGCAGCTTCCCACTTTGCTTGGTTAATGACCCAATGAGCTTGATTGTGTCTACTACGACCGAGTTTTTCTTTTATTGTTTGATTTTCAGGTTTTACTTCTATAAGCTCAACACGTTGTTTACCTTTTTTATCTGCATATGCAATAAAAAAATCTGGTACATATATTGTCTGCTTGCCTGTTAGCGGATTTTTATAAGGTATTTTAATTGCTTCTGATGCCCACTTTGTAACACTAGGATGTTCGTCACAAAATTTCATAAAGGTAAATTCCCAACTACTTCTATACGTTGGTGTTTTTGTACCTATATACTTCTCTGGATTTTTGAGAGTAAATTTTCCCTGTGCAAATCTTCCCATAACATACTAGTAGATAATGTTTCTCTTCTCAAGACGCTCGTACTTAGATTCAACTTTAAATCCAAGTGTACTCGTCTTTTCTCTGTCATAATTTAAAACATTTGCAACTATGTCGCTAAGTTGTGTTTTATTTAGACCTTGTAAACTATCTATAAGTTCAAATACTTTTATATTATCAATTTTTGCTTGCTGAAGTAATACTGTAGCCACAGCAATTGCACCTGATTTTTCAAAGTCTCTATTTTCAAAAAAACCAATTACTGCGTCTACATCACTTGCAGGATATGATATCTTTTCTGTTAGATATTGATTAAAAAACTCTTTAACTGCGCCGGCACTATCAGTTGACTGTGTTTTTGGTAAGTTTGACATTATGTATTTCCTAACGGGTTTTTCTGACTAGGTATAGTTCTTAAATTGCCTTGTCCATTTTCGTTAAAGTTATTTACAACTTGATTAGCAATACCAATAATTTTTTGGTTGCCGTTTTCTATAGCTGCATCGACGTTTTGTAATAAAGTTGCTTGCTCTGTAGTATTTAAATCGTCAAAAGCGGTAAGGCTGCTACCTGCTTGTCCTGTAGTAGTAGTTAACACTCCAATAGCAAGTGCTTTTTTAGCAACAGTTTCTTTAAGTTCAATATTGCTATCTAATGATGCTTGTAGTGCTACTGGTGGATAAAACTTATCTTCTTTTTGTAATGTTATAGAAGATGCTTGAGTATTTTGTGTTCCATTGCCGCCCGCCTTAGGAAAACTAGTATTTGCTAATCCACTTACATTTGTTCCTGTTGCTGTTCTAATAGTTTTACCTGCAACTTGAAATGCTTCGTTTCTTACACCTTCTTTAGTAAGTTTTTTAGCATTATTAACTGTACGTGCTGCTGTTAATAATGTACCTAAATCTGCTTTACCGCCAGCTATGTCACCTAATATACTTGCTCCGCCTGCAAGTACACCCGAACTACCAAACAGACTTGAACTACTTCCTGCACTAATTGGACTAGGTGTACTATCATAATGAGTAGATGCAAATCCTTTAGGTGTAGTGCCTTCCTGTATTGCACCATCTGCATAGAATACACTTTCATATGCAACTGTCATTGTGCTTTGTACCGGATCTGAACTTGCACTATTGTCTAAGGTATCGTGTTGCCAAGTTTCAATAATAGGATTAACAAGTGTCATTGTTAGATATTGATGTCTTGCAAGTTGGCTTATTTGTATACTTGTAAAAAATGGTTCGTAACTATCATTATCAAAACCAAATCTATATCCGTTTTGTTCTCTTCCTTTGTAGGAATTAAATCTATCATATGCTCTGTCTGTTTGATTAGGAACTCCGGCGCCATCCCTACTACCGTATGTTCCGTCTGCATAATAATAGTTATAATAGGCTGTCCATAATTGAGTAACAATACTTGCACTATCGTCATGAAAAGTAACTGTTACAGGTGCATAGTCAATCCTAGTTTGTAAATTCTTTTTACGATTGTATTTGTTTTTGGTTTCTACACTAATATCAAACTTAGGCATTGTTACTGCTTTTACAAGCATGTTAACTTCATTAGTGTGTCTTTGTACCCATTGAGGTAATATCTTATTAACCACGTTATCATTTAAATTAAGTGTTACGTGGTATAAAAACTTTTGTTTAGGCGCAAGGCGAAACTCGTTGTCTGTAAACAATCGAGCTGCATGTGCATAATCAGCCATATTACCTTTTGGTGATAAAGCCCCATTTAATACGTTATCTAAGAATCCGTTGAATATACTTGCCATACTAATATTTATCCAATGAGATAAAGTGCGTATATAAAGAAAAAGAGAGCATAATGCTCTCTTTTCCACTCGACTGTTTGACTAGTTTAACTTTTAGCTTGCGCCAGTTGTTGATGCAATTGCTGCTACACTTCTGCCAATAGCAGTACCTACGCCACCGCCGCTTGCGCCTTGTGTTTGAATTGCATTGTCGTACTTGATAGTTAGTGAAACTGTTACTGGCTCGTTAGCAGAATATGCTAGTGAGTTGTAATTTGCACTTTCTAAGTAACAACCGTATAGTTCAAAAGTTTCTAATACTTCTGGTGCATAGTTACCGTTACCACCGTCTAGAATTTCAATTCTAGTTACGAACTTGTAATCAATTCCGCTTGCTGCACTTGACTGTTCCATAAAGTCGAACTGTCTTTGTAGTTGTTCACCAACTAGTTTTTGCACAGCGCCAGTAGCATCGTCTCTTAAAGTTAGCGTAATCGCTTCCCAGGTATGTTTACCTGCAAGATAAACTCTTGAGTTATATACGTCAACAGTCATTGTCTCGAAGCTTACGTTTGGTCTAGTAACATCAGCCACCTGTTTAGTAAGTTCTGTCACTTCGCCTGCACTTACACCAAAGTTTTCCAGTGACACTCTAAAGCGATACTGGAGTTTTGGCATAAGCAACCCTTGTGTAGAGTTGCTTGCATCCGAAGCTAATGGAACTGTGATTTTTGATAATGATGAAATAGCCATTTAATTTGCTCCTAATTTGTTATATATATTTATCAATTTACAGTCCTGCTATCTCACCAGTGTTTTTCAAGCGTAGTGGAACGTAAATAAATTCAACTGCTTTCACTGGTTCAATTGCTATATCTAAATACAGCTCGTTTCTATCGATACGTGCTGGTGTGTTATTGCTTTCGTCACATACAACTAAGAAGTCATATAGTGCTCTAGCGCCAACTAGCTCTAGACATAAGCTCTCTGCTGCCTGTTTGATTTGATCACGTGTGATCTTATCGTTTGGCTCAAAGATATAAGGTTTAGCAAGTTTGTTAAGTTGACTACGTAAGTAGATAACCAAACGTGCAACGTTAATTCTGTCTAGTGAACTTGCGCCTCTTGCACGAGTTTTCTGACCGTAGTTAACAAGTCCTGCTCCGTTAATAAATGTAATTGGGTTAACATTTTGTGCGTACAGTGTATCACGTTGTCCTTCGTTCAACGCTATACTTACAAATTCGCCCTCAGCATTAATGTATCCTGTTGCTGTTGCGTTAGTTACGCCACCGCGTCTTGTACCTGCTGGTGCAAACCATGGGTAGCTAACCTGATCACTTAGTGCTATAGTACGTAGCATCATGTGGCTTGGTGGAACAACAACATTATTTCCTGCGTTGTCACTTGTAAAGCCCCATGGGTAAAACATACCTAAGTATTCATCTCTGCTTACTAGTCCGTCGTCGTTATCTTCAACTGCTAGTGCAACGTTGTTACCCCAATCGTTTAATGCTGTAGCATTTGATGGTAGTCTAGCTGGGCTATCACCAACAATAAATGCACTTAGTCCACGATCGTAGTTTAGAGTTACCATTTCGCCAATTAGCTCTGGATAACCTGGAGTTGCCATTAAGTTGAATACTCTTGACTCATCATCTCTAATGTCGTCGTTTGAGTTAACCATTGCTTGTAGTTGTTGTACAACAACTTTACGCTGTGCATGACGTCCGAAGCTACCTGAACCGTCTTCTTGGTTAGCTGATTCAGTTACCCAACGATCTGTACCATATGAACTCATACTCACACCAAGCATTCTTGGATTATCAGCAGTTGTGTCAATATAGTTACGTACATATTTCTTAACATTAAAACCACTGCGTCTCATGTTCCATAACAACATACCTTATGGATATAGTGCTGGATCTGGAGCGTCTGGGTCTAAGAAATCGTTGCTTAGTAATTCAGCAATAGTTGCTTCTGTACCAGAACCGTCTGTACTCCAACGTGCATCACCAAATAAGATGCCGTCTTCTGTAGTTTGGTCTGACTTGTCAATTAAGTCCCACTGTGTAGTGCCGCCGTTATAGCGATAAATTGTTGGGTAATTTTCTAAGTCTGCTGTGCTAACCCAAATGTCTTGATCAACTGGGCTGCTTGGCTCGCTTGCAGCAGTAGTAATACTTGCTGAAGAATGTAGCGTATTGTATCCTACCCAAGTTGTACCATTGTGTACCATAATATCTACTTCGTCAACAACTGAGCTGTACCATAGTGTACCGTCTGCTGTAGTTGAAGTTGGAGCATCTGCTGATGCAGTAAATGTATCTAGTACTGACCAGTTACTTACGCCATCATTTGGTACAATACCAATAGCTGCTAGTGCGCCATCTGTGTCGGCTATTTCAATATCGCCGCCAAGTTTGTGTGAAATAGTAACTTTATTGTTTGCGTCTACTGAAGCAACAATATTTGCAAATCCTGCACTGTTAATTCCGTCTGCAATAGTGTCTGCATCTGAATCGTCACCTGCTGCTGCAATTCCAATAGTTCTTGTACTTACAGTAGCACTTCCTACAGTTGTTTCTGACAGATTAAAACTAACCGATCCTGCAGTGATTTGACTTGCTACTGTATTTGAAGTTACAGAACTTGCACCTGAAGCACTTCTTCTAAATACTTTAAATTCTGCAATCGGATCTGTTGATTCTGTCCAATTAGATTGAACATATAAGTCGCCGACTGCTAAGTTAATGCCGCCGCCTGTGGCATCTAATTTTGCTAATGCTGTTTCGTTATCAGCATAAATTGGTGCACTTACTAGATCCCATAGTTCGGTATCTGCGTTCCAAGTTTTAATTCTCCAACGTGCGCCGCCGTTTGGCTCAGTAGTTTTAACCCAAACAGAGCCTGTTGGACGAGTGTCGCTACCTGAAGTTTTAAACTGTGGTACACTAGTATGCGGTGCAATAGCTAGTTTTGGAACTGCATAGTCACCTAGTGCAATACCTAGTGTTGTGTGTAAATCGTTGTTACCTGCTTTTATTTCAATTGTAGCAACATTTGATGCAGAGCTATCATTAAATATAGCTAGTTGATCGTCAATGTTTGCTAAAGTTACACCTGCTGGAAGAACACTATTACCGTTTGAAACAATATCAGCTAATGTAGTTGCTGCTCCGCCAGTAGCAAGTGCTGTAATTGTATAGTCAGTTGTATCAACTTCGATAATAAATGAGTCTGTATCTAATAATCCACTTGTTACTGCTTCAGTACCTAATACGCTCGGTGTAGTACCTCCCCAATCACTTGAACCAACTTTAACCCAAGAGCCTAAGTAGTTTTTGTTATAAACAGAATATGAAGTAGTTTGTCCTGCAACGATAGCATAGTCGCCAATTGAACCTACTGATCCTTTTGGAGCTCCGTTTGAAAGTTGTGATGCATCAGTAATAATAATTGGTTCTTGTACTGAAAAACTTTGTCCGCCTGCTGTAGATGCTGCTTCGCCATTCCATTCAAAAATACCAAATGTTGTTGCTGCTGTATCTACCCAGTAAGCGCCATCGGATGGATCGCCTGCTGGTGCATCTGCTGTTGCTTGTAGTGCGCTTAAATCTACGTCTGCTCTAACAACCCATGCTCTGTTACTTACACCTAGTAGTGAGTAAGCAGCTTGTAAACCGTATTCGTTTAGTTCGCCTGCATGAATTGGATTGTTGTTGTTATCTGTGTAGAAAATCGGATCGCCGAATGTTTCAGTCAGATCGCGCTGTGAAGTGAGCAAGTAAGGTTTGCCTGCGTTTGCTGCGGTTGTCCCCGGAGCAATACCTGTGCCAGCGCCATTTGTTTTGTTTTCGGCGGTGGCTACGAAAATCATTGGAACTGTACCTGGTTCAGCTGGGGTGTAGAAACTTTCGTCTACTACGCTAACCTGTACGCCTGGTGATGTTAGTGCCATTATAAATCTCCTATAATAATGTTTGAGCGTTTGTTATAGTTATTTAGCAGAGTTTAAGTATTTCAATGCTGTAAACACCATAAAAAAGGGACCGAAAAGGTGAGCTAAATACAATATGAGACCATTATGCACATGCGGGCAGCGTCCGGCCGCTATAAATTACAAGAAAGGTAGTAAAACCTACTATCGTAAACTGTGTGAAACATGTTTACGTAATGGCGCAGGACACGGTATTCCTAAATGGAAGCAAAAAGGATACGAAAAGAAAAACACTTGCGAAAAGTGTGGATACACATCAAAGCACTCTGAGCAGTTTAATGTGTATCACATAGACGGTAATTTAGATAACTGTCGTCCGACTAATTTAAAAACAATTTGTGCTAATTGTCAAAGGATTCTTCAAAAGGACGGGGTGCGTTGGAAGCAAGGTGACCTAGTCCCCGATTTCTAAAGATAGTACGCATTAATGTTGCTACATTTCTTTCTAGTCTATTCAAATCGCCGTTGTTGTCAATAGTGTAATCGCACATCCATTGTTCAATACTCATCGAACTAGGATCTTCGGTAGGCAAGTGATCTGTGCGATCTATCCAAATTGCATAGTCAAAGATTTCTTCATTTTGCATAGCAAAAAACTCACGCTTGTTGCGCAATCCGCAATAGATATTATTTTCTGCAAACAAGTTACGTCCAAGACGTGCTAGATCATCACGACAATAGTCATGAATCATATTATACCATTCTGTGCGATGATTGTGTCGATCTGCATAACACTCTTCCTCATTCGCATAACCGTATTGGCGTTTTAATTCATCAAATATAAAAAGTTCACTACAAAACTTAGAACTTGACTGAAATTTATAACCGTATGCTTCTAACATTTCGCATACAGTATCTTTGCCATGGCGGCCGTGTCCAACAACTAATAGTTTGGGTAACATATAAATCTACTCCGATATCCGATAAATGTCTTTATATTATATGCTAATTTGTTATTGCTGTCAAGCTCTTTTTATCTTCTTAGCTTGTCGTTTTGCCCAGGCTGCTTCAAAGCTAAGTGTGCTATACTCAGCTCGTTCACAATTACCCCATAGTCTTTGTATATAAGAATCATATGTTTTTGAAATATCTTTTTCGTTCCATGACTCTGGAATAAGATGACCTTTGACCATCCAGTACAAACGATTTGCTTCTTTAAGTTGGAAGTATGTCATACTGTATTTACAGTATGTTTAAATTATAGCGTTAACATTAGCCAATAGTAAAGCCGTAACCTACGCCGCCAGCCATCGCAGTTGATACTTCTGCTTCTAATTTTTCCATTTCAGCTTGTGCTTCGGATTTTAGTGCATCACCATTGAGCGCACTTCCGCCTTGCGGACCTGCAATAGTAGAAAACTTTGAACGTGCTTCACCTAGCATGTACTTACAACTTGCAAGTGTATAGTCTTTGATCCATTGCTTGGATAGATAATCAGTTAATAACTCACTGTCTGGACGATAGTTGTAACAATAAAGAAGTAAACTTTCTTCTGTTCTTGGACGCTGTAGTAGTGTTAATTTTCTAGTTGCAGTATTCCAATTAAATTCAATATAGCTACCAAACATTCTACCTACAAGTTCTTGGTGCTGCGCAAACAAGTCATATGTTGCTAAGCCGCCCATGTTTGAACTAGAAAGCAAATATGTATTTGTATATGCCATGTTAAATGGTTCAAATAGTGTTCCGCCATCGCCGCCGCCACTACGTGAGCCAATACTTCTGCGGAATAATTTACGAACTTCTACAACTTCTTCTGGTAATATATATTCGTTTTGATCTTCAACAGTAGGCATGAACAAATAGCTCTCTTCTACTGAGTTGTCCGAACGCTGTCTAAATTTACTAAATGCTTTAGTTAAAGCAGTTTCGTAGTGTATAGGATCAAGTTCAACATCGACCATGCCTCCGCCTAGAAATGCGTTTACATAATCGAATACTTCTTGTTTTTGTGTTTGCGATGCAGCCATTTAGTTTCTCCGTCATAGTATTTATCTTTCGATAAATATGTGTATGCCAAGATTAAGTTTATACAAACCAGAGCGCGGTGCAGATTACAAATTTCTAGATCGCCAAATTAATGAAATGTTCACTATAGGTGGAACTGATGTATTTGTTCACAAGTACATTGGTACTAATGACGGAACAACTGAAAAGGATCATACACAAATCCAAGATATGTTGTTCTTAGAAAACCGTGACAGAAAATACGATCCAGACGTTTATAAACTGCGTGGCATTTATAACGTTCAAGATATAGACTTTGATCTTAGTCAGTTTGGATTATTTTTAAGTAACGACACACTGTTTCTGACTGTACACATTACTACTTCAGTTGAAGCTATAGGTCGTAAATTAATGCCCGGTGACGTTATCGAATTACCGCACTTAAAAGACGAGTATGCGCTGAATGACTTTAGTGTTGCACTTAAAAGATTTTATGTTATTGAAGATATTAACCGTGCAGCAGAAGGATTTTCGCCTACTTGGTATCCGCACTTATATAGATTAAAACTAAAACAGATTGTTGACAGTCAAGAATTTAAAGATATACTTGACTTACCTGCAAGTGAAGATTATCCAGAAGACGGTACACTGCGTGATGTGCTTAGTACATTTGAAGCAGAAATGAATATTAATAATGCTGTGATCGATGAAGCAGAAGCAAACACTCCTAAGAGTGGTTATGATGTTGATGATAATTATTACACTCTCGCAGTTGACGAAAACACAGGTAGAAAAAAAGTTCAACAAGTTGCACAAGATGGTAGTACTATTACCGATAGTGCAACTCCTACAACACACGGATATAAAGGTTTATTAATAGGTGACGAATTTGCTCCAAATGGTAATAACTTTAGTAGTGGGATTAGCTTTCCTTTAGATAGCGTTGAAGGTGATTACTTTATGCGTACAGACTTTTTACCGCAGCGTATGTTTCGATATGACGGAAGACGTTGGTTAAAAGCACACGATGTTAAGAGAGCTCCAATGAATAACGATACCACACAAACACTCCGCGGATCGTTTATTAATGACGTTAATTCGTTTATTTACGATAGGCATATTGCACAAGATTTTGTACGTTTAGATGTTGACGATACTGTTATCAATACCGAAATTGAATATATGACTGCAAAATATGTACAATTAGAATACACAACAGATACCGGTGACGGAGCATTAAGACTAAATTATGTTGTTGCAGATAACACAGACATGATTACAAGTTATGTTTATACATCAACTATTGGTGATTTTAAGATTAACGAAACAGTTACTATTACTTCATTAGGTACTACTGATTGGAATAATGTAGCAAATACAACAGGTGTTACTTACTCAGTAGGTGATGAAATTATAATAATTAATAGAGGTTTTGGAAACGGTACTGTGTCAAGCAACCGTGTAAGAATTACTTTACCAAGTAGTGCTATTAAGAATGAAGGACTATACAGTCTAACATTACATAATGAAAGAACACAGCAGCGTCAAGCATTATCACAAGTATTAAAACCTAAGGCAGATAACTAATGGCTGAACATTTTTATGACGGACAAATAAGAAAGTATCTTGTGCAGATGATGCGCCTATTCAGTAACTTTAGTTACGAAACAGGTGACGGTACTAAAAAGCAAGTACCAGTTATTTACGGTGATTTAACTAGGCAAGTAGGATCTATTCTTAGAGATAATTCAGAAAACAAAATTCCTAGTGCGCCCCGCATGGCTGTTTACATTACAGGACTAGAGCTTGACAGAGATCGCACAAGCGATAGTAGTTTTATAAACAAACGTCATGTAAGAGAACGTGCTAAAGACATCAATGGCGATTATACAACGGAAGAAGGTCGTAAATATACTGTTGAACGTTTAATGCCTACACCGTATAAACTAACTCTAAATGTTGATATATGGAGCACAAATACAGATATGAAGCTTCAGATTATGGAGCAAATATTAATGCTGTTTAATCCTAGTTTAGATATTCAAACAACAGATAATTATTTAGACTGGACTAGTTTAACAACTGTAATGTTAGATAGTGTAAACTTTAGCAGTCGTTCAATTCCGGTAGGAGTTGATTCAGAAATTGATGTTGCACAAATGACTTTTAGTACGCCAATTTATATTAGTCCACCTGCGAAAGTCAAACGTCTTGGCGTTGTTACTAATATTGTTACAAGTATATTTGACGGTGACGGTTATTACGACTTTGAAAAAATGCTCGAAGGTACTAACTTGTTCAGTATTGGCGGCGCAACAGCTCCTTATGAAAAAGGTTCAGGACAAAATCAAGTAGTTGATACTGGGGCATTTACAAATGATGGTGATGGTATACTCGAACCAAGAAAACAAATTACTAGAACTGTAAAACCAATTGTTAAAAATCCTCTACAAGAACGTATACTAATACTCAACGGTGACATTCAGTTACTTGACAACGGATTGCCAAGTAATACAGAATGGAAAGATTACTTTGACGAAATACCTGGTACTTACAAAGCAGGATTAAGTATAATGTATTTTAGAAAGCCAGATATAAGCGGTTTAATTGCTGGAAGAATAACTATCAATAGTTTAGATCCTACTAAACTTGTAATTGAATGGGATAGAGATACCTTACCAAGCAATGATACAATAGAGGGCCCGGCTAGAAATGTCAATCAATATTCAAGTGTTGATTATATTGTTGACCCTTTACGCTATGATCCTAAATCAGATACATCAAAAGCAGGTGTGCGTTTATTAATTCTCGGTGCTATTGGTAATACTAATAATGGTGACGGTGCTGATGCATGGAAAAATACAGATGGTTCGGATTTTGTTGCAGACGCAAACGATATAATTGAATATGACGGTGCTGATTGGCATATTGTGTTTGACTCAAGTACAGATTACTTGCCATTCAACGACGAAATAATCGATACATTATATACAACAAATCTTAATACAGGAGTACAGTACTACTGGGACGGCGATCAATGGCTACTAAGTGTAGACGGTGAATATGCCAAAGGTGACTGGGTAATTGAGCTAGACGGCTAATTACTAGTATGAACAAGATAGTTTGCAGTGGTGCTCTCTTTTACGCACTTAATACAAAACGCTTTTTATTTTTACACAGAGCCGGCGGCAAAACCGCAGGCACTTGGGGACTTGTAGGCGGCGGTAACGAAGAAGGTGAAACACCCTTTGAAGGACTTACTCGAGAAATACAAGAAGAAGTAGGCAATTTGCCTAAGTTTATAAAAACAATACCTTTAGAAACCTTTGTTTCAAACGATGAAAAGTTTAATTTTCACACATACCTTGTTGTAATAAAAGAAGAATTTTTACCAACCCTAAATCACGAACACAATGGCTATGCTTGGACTACGTTTGGCAACTGGCCTAAGACACTGCACCAAGGTTTACGTAATACCTTACAAAACAAAACTAATCTTTCTAAATTAGAAACTGTATTTCAAGTAATAGACTTACTTGACAAATAGCCCAAAAGAAAGTATAATAGTGTTATGAAAGTATTAATTATTGGTGACATAATCATCGACAGGTATATCTACGGAACAAGCACTCGGATAAGTCCTGAAGCGCCTGTGCCTGTTGTAACATATCAGCATGAAGTTGAAAAACTAGGCGGTGCAGGACTGGTATATGAAAACTTAAAAAGTTTAGGTGTTGATGTTACATTG